TCATCGGGTATCAGTCAAAACTAACCGAGAGTGGACTGCTTGCTGGAATCATATCCCATCTGGTTGCTCTCCCCGGCAATGATGCTTCGGCGCATGCCTTTCCTGCGCTGCGCGGCGGGCAGTTGGTCATCGGGGGCGTTCTGATCCACGCGAGCGCCGGGGGCGGCTTTATTGGCCTCCATGTTGGCCATGGCGAGTTCCTGCTGGCGTTTCTGCTCTGCGGCCTGCTCGGCCTGCACACGCATCTGCTCCTTCATCATCGCGGCCTGCTCGGCGGCGCGTTTCTCGGCAGCGGCAGTTTGCGCTGCGGCTGCGGCTTTGTCTGATTTACTTGGACCCTTTGAACCTCCACCTCCGAACCAAGCTAGGACAGGCGAGAGGATGGGGTTGAGTTGGTGGTCAATGAGTCGCATCGTGGTTTTATTTTCGAGGTTTCGTAAATTCGGAGCGGTCGATTCCGACGACTCCATGCGATCAACGGAAGGGTGTAAGGAGCGAAATGGCAAGGATTATTTTGACTGATACCACAATATATTGTGATCAGCCAGCAGTTCTGACACAACCTGTGGTATGTGTGGACGGCATCACGCCACCGTTCCTGCGGGTCGTGGATGTCCACAGGACGTGCCAGCATGAAGAAGTCCTCGGTGTTGATGACGACTCCATTCCATGCGGTGAGTTCGACCTCCTCGGCAAATGATCGCGACTGCGGGTAGCGCCGGTAGAGGTCTAGGATTTGGAGTTCCAGTTCGCGTTTCATCGCCTCACCTTTCCGAATCCACCCCCTCGGAATCCTGCCACCACTCTGGTCGCCTCACCACGCTCGGCCTTCCGGGGTATCGCGGATCGGTCGAGAACCATGCCTCTTTTAATCGCTTGGTGGGAGAGACTGAACGCATCAGCGTAATGACTCGACCAGTCATGCACCGGCACATCCTTGATCGTGACGCCATCACGCTCCTCCTTGGCGTGATAGGCATCGAGCGCCTCAAGTCCATCGGCACATCCGGCCTCATTGATTGAGATGCGCGGGAACGCATCGTTGGCAAGGTTGATCCCATCCCATACCGATATCTGGCGAGGCACAGGGCAGACGCCGGTCAACCCGCTGCGACCGAGCGCCTCCTGCCAGAGTCCTCCGACTTCCGCTGCGGCGTCATGCGGTATGAAATGCCCACCGTAGCCGTACTGGCGATCCTTGAGCCGTGCTGCCCAGTCTGCGGGCGTAGCGCACTCATCTGAACCAGAGAGTGCCTCGATGTAATTGATGCGGTCACCGACCATCTGCCATATCCACACCTTCTGGTTGAGCGGAGCGCCGACATCCCAGCTTGTGTAGACCGGCAGTTCTTTGAACCAGAGGATGTCATTGGTCACCCGCTTCTCAGCGCGGGCCTTTTCAAGTGACCGCACATAGATCGCCCCCGGACGTCCCACGTTGAAACTGCACTCGTATTCTTGCTGATAGGCATTCTCCGTGGTCCCCTTGCGGATGTCATCGAGTTCGGCGGCAGGAATGATCCCCGACTCGCTGGCACGTTGCATGAGGGAGAACCACTCGCTGTCCGCGCAGGCGCGATTCCACTGCTTCCAGAAGAGATTCCTACCCTTCGGCGTGCCGACCCATGTCGCCCATCCATTGTAGTCGGTTAAGGTTGGCCGGATGACAGAATCCCATGCCGCTGGGTCAAGGTCGGCTGCTTCGTCCATAACCACGCCATCCAAATAAATTCCGCGCATGCGCTCGAAAGCTTCGCCAGAGTAGAGGCGAATCGTAGCTTGGTTGTGGAAGGTGATCGCGAGATCGGCCTTGTTAATGACCGCGCCGGGTATCTGCGAGGTGAACTGCACAAGATATTTCCACGCGATGTCCTTCGCCTGCTCACGGGTCGGAGCCACATAGGCATAGCGAAGAGGAGGCCCGCTGCGCTTATGCTGGAGCGCCTTGACGATCAAGTCTTGGATGCACACGAAGCTCTTCCCAGCGCGGCGGTGCAGGACCATCACGGCCCAGCGTTGCGTGCGGTGGAGGTAGCTCGCGAGTTGCGGTCGCGGGACGATGGAGATGTTAATTTTGGCCACCGATGGTTAAATTTATTTCCAACGCACCGACGATGTCTAGCTTTTCCGGCTCATTCCATCCCATCGCCTTGGCCAGCATCTCTCCGTATTTCGCGCAGGTTGAGGATTCCGGTGGCATTTCCATGAACCGCTCGCGGAGTGTTTCGAGGTAAGTCTCTCGCTTGTAGGTCATCTTCGATTCCACCTTGGCGCGGAGTTCTTCCACTCTCTTGCCTATTTCATCATTTTTCATCATGCGCTCTCCATTTTGACCTGCTCCTTTTTCAGCGTAACCGGCGCGGATATAAGCTTGCGTAAGCGATAGACCACTGGCAACGCCTTGGCAGAACGCTTCTTGTTTGGGGTTGATCTTCATGTTCGTTCGGTATCAGTCGAAACTTGTCTTGACAAGATTCGTCTTCCCCCTTTTATAATCCCCACTGCTGCGCGTATTTCAATGGTCGTCATTTCTTGCGCTTTCGTTTTGCACTTGGCTTGGCGGAACGTGATTTCGATGGTTTCCGGGTCGTCGTCTTCGATGAGGTGAGCGTAGCGGAGTTGGTCGATGAGAGGCTTGCAACCGCCCGCATAATTATCGGCATCGAGGAGCCGCACGGCATGGCGCGCAATGATGAGAGTAGTGCGAGGCGTGCGCGTTTTTTCTCCTTTTGGAGGAGGGTCCAATGCTGGCCGAGTAGCCGGTTGAGGCTTGGGGTTGTGTATCCCGGAAGTTGTAGAGTGAGAGTATGAGCCATCTGGGTTTGGTTTGTAGCCGAGCTTTTCGAGTTGGTCATGGGTCCAGTTCACTGCGCCTCCTTTTTCAGCACATCGAGGATGCCCTTGAGCAACCTCACTTCCTCCCGCGCCTCGTCGCGCTCGCGTTCAAGTTGACGTGAAAATTCGGGCCAAACAATATCAACTCCATTCATTGGATATATTTCCGCATCCGTCTCTGGTGTTGGTCGGTCGCTCATTTTGTTTCCTTCCATGTAAAAACTGATTCTGTATCGTATGGTGTTTTAAGTTTCATTTCGGCGTATCCTCGTTTTATTGCTTCTTTTTTAAGTGGATCAACTGTAAATAGTAGCATTAAAAATCCAGTGATAAAAAATCCTGTAAATAACCCGACCAAAAATCCGTGTGCTGATTCGCTCATTTTGTTTCCTCCAATGCGTTTCTGGCAATAGTTCCCATCTTTTCGCGGTCTGCATAAATATCTGTGCCATCAATAAATAAATCTTCAATTTTCATTAACGCATCCCTCGCCTCGTCACGTTCTTTCAAAGCATACGCTAACTGATCTTTATCGTAATCGACTCTCATTGTAATCGGTATTCTCTTTCATTGAATCCTCAATCCTCATTAACGCACCCCTCGCCTCGTCGCGCTCTTTGTTTGCTTCGCGCAAATTGCTTTGAGCGATAACCATTTGATCTGTTGCAATGACAAACGCATCCCGCGCCTCGTCACGCTCGCGTTCTAATTTTTCGGAAAGATCGTACAGTTGGGTAAGCTCATCTATTTTGTCAACGAACTCGCTGGCTGCAAAGGCATCCGTCTCTGGTGTTGGTCGGTCGCTCATTTTGTTTCCTCCAATGCGTTTCTGGCAATCATCCCCATCTTTTCGCGATCTGCGTAAATGTCTGTGCCGTCAATAAATAAATCCTCAATTTTCATCAACGCATCCCGCGCCTCGTCGCGCTCACGTTCCAGTTGCTGCGCCCACCCGGTTGGCACGACATGGTTGCCTCTGGCGATGTCATCTGTTTCTGGTGTCTTCATAATTTAAAATAAAAATTCTTTGCGGCGACGAGCAGCTTCGATTTTGCGGCGTTCGGGCGTGGCTTGCCAAAAGCGTTTGCAGGCGGCGTCAATGTCGCCTTCCAGTTTCGCCCACCACCTGTCCGCCCGGTCGGAGCCGCAGGATTCTGTCCCTGCGGCCCCTTGGCATACAATCTCGCGATTAGAACGAGATTTCTTCTTCATTGCGGGCGATTTTGAGGCGTTCGTTGAGGGTGGCGATGCGGTCTGGATCGAGGGGTTCCACTGCACCTTCCAGCGGGTTCAGCCACTTGATCTTGAATCTGGCCTCGCCGTTGTATTCCTCGGCCTCGATTGTGAGGCGGCACTGCTTACCGATGAACGGAGACTTGCCAGAAGAGAGCGAGTTGATATCCCATTCGTTTCCGAATGCTTCATCCAGCGTGTCGCAGGTCCGTTTCACCGCCTTCTCCGAGAGCCATCCCTGCCAGACGATTTCGCGTCCCTGCTGGTCGCTGGCCGGATCGTCAATGAGGAGCGGGAGACGGATGAAATCCGTGCCGGTCTTCGTCTTGCCGAGCCATCCGTTGCCGGGTTGCTTCACCTTGGCAATGAATTTGCCTGCCGAGGTGACGTATTTACTTTGTTCTGCTAGTTCGTGTGTTGTCATTTTGTTTGGTTGTTTATGTTCGGGAGATTGGTATCAGTCAAAACTAAGCTTTTGTCCCTTATGCTTCCGCATTTTGTGCAAACGGCATTTTCATCTCCAAAAATCCATTTGCATTGATGAGTGCCGCCGACCTTAGCTGTAAATCTGCCGCGCTTTTCTAAGCGCACATCGGATAAAGATTGAGCGGTAATTGCCCCTGCTCCTACATTGTAGAATCTTTGAAGGCTGGTTGTTCTCATGTTAAAATCCGAAATCTGCTTTATTATCTCGGAGGTATTTTAATGGAGGTGTAATGTAGTTGTTGGTTGATCTGTAGATAATTCCTGCTTCATATTTTTCGGGGTTGGCCCGCTTCAAAACACGACGCATTTTAACCTGCACGCTTGAAGGTGTTATGTGGTGGCTGCGTGCAACATCTGTCACATTTTCACCTTCCAAAATCCGCTTAATAATCTCATGGTTTTTATTCAATATATGAAAATTATTTAATGCCCACTCCATTAGCTTTTTGTGAAACTGCTCTGCTTCAGATTCTTCCCACCCAAATTCCTCTGCACATTGGATAAAATATTCTTTTTGCTCTCGCAAAAAAAAAGCAAGCATATCGGCTTCAGTAAATTTAAGTTTCATGTATTTATAATATTCGTAAACTCCGATAACCGCCGGAGGATCGGCTCGCCCCTGTCGGACGAGAGCATTTTGCGTAGGTCACCCTTGGCAGCGTTGGCCGTCCAGATGATGGGCAGTTCGTGGG